AGGGCTGTCCGCTGGAACCGAAATTTTTAAAATTTCATACCCCCCGTGGGTTTAATGCTGCACCAATATGATGCAAGTTATTAATTTTATTAAGATGTTCCACGAAAACCCTAATAGAATGAATATCTTTGTATGTTCCACGGTGAAGGATGTCCAAGCCCAAAGACTTGAGCCTGGATGATCAAGAGACTTTCAAGTTAGCCAATTAGCTAATATCAGGCTCTTCGTACCAAATAACCACAGGAATACCATTTGCATCTCTGTACTTACATAAATACTGATTGGGCTGATCAACATATTCAGCTCGACCAATAATCGTTACAGGATCTTTATAACCACCAAGTTTAACCAATGCACCTAATTCAAACTTAAACATGTTCATCTCCACGATTCTTAAAATATAAATCCTTGCCGTCTGTTCCGAGCTGCCAACATAGAACCACGCTAACGTGTGCAGGTCCTGTATGTTCTTTTAATCCTTGATACGTTGCAGTCCGATCTGCTTCAGTTGCTCATCATCAAACTGCTCAATGCTCATTGAATCATCCAAAAAGACAATTGGCTTAGTCGACTTCTTAGCAAGCTCTTCAAGATGACCACGAAACAGCTGTGCATCTTCTAATGATCCAAAGCGTGTAAATTCACCACGAACTACAATCATCACAGTGTCTGCATGGATCTGCTCAATGTCCTTTGCAATACCAACAGAAAGCAGCTCAACATCTACTGGCAATTGATCAATAAACTGCGGATATACTTCCAAATGTAAACCCCAAACCTTCTGATCAACACCACCAGTCAGTGTGATTTGTTTAATACCACTAACTTTTGAACCATCTTCAAGTACTACCTGCGACCCCATGCAAGATCCACCATTCGGTATATGAAGCTGAACTATACGACTCATAATCGACCCTGCCCTTGTTTACTTTCCTGCAATGTTTTCTTGTCATGGCATGGCTTGCATAGTGACTGCAAGTTATCCATGTCATCGGTGCCACCTTGAGCCTTGTTCACTATGTGGTCGCACTCAAGTTTCATAGTCACTCGCTCACACTGGCGACATGTCCAGCCATCACGTTCATGCACCCGCTGCTTCAATCTTCGCCATTCACGACCACCACGACCTTGGCCATAGTTCTGCTGTTTCACTAAGGTGGGCTGATTGTCTCGTAATGTCGGCAATGAACCACCTAGCTTTGCTAATCTTGTCATGACTTCACCATGTATAACTTTGCATCTTTAGGGATTGGCTCAAGCACTTTCACTGCATTGCCATCAGAGATCCGCTGGAAGCATGGCTCACATAGCGCTTGCCAGTTATCAATATTCCAAAACTTAACTTGGCTTTCCTTTGGATGCTCAATATGGGAAACCTTCTCTGCTGGGCTTGTATAACCGCGCTTTGCACAGTCATTACAGAAATGATTGACGATCAGATATTCCCGACAAGCCTTGACCCAAACTTTGTCCTTGTCATCCTTCAAGGGTTTAGCTTTGATCTTCTCAACCTTGTCTGCATCACTCTCATGGTCTTTCCAGTAATCTTCTCGCTCTTGTTTTCCCATTACCCAGACTTCCTATAAAAAATCCCGCATACCTAGGACCATCCAGATATGCGGGCATAAAAAAACCACATGCATCATTAAGATCATGTGGTCATTAAAAAGAGCCTTTCGGCTCAGTGGAGAACTACAGCGATTTATACAGTTTTCCATTGTGGTAAAAATTAACTTAAATTTGCTTTTGCGTCAATTACAAAGTTTACTTAATTTTACTCACATGAGTAAAAATTTTATCTTCGCCAATATCTAACTCCTGATTCAAATCTTTCAACACGTTATCCATGTGCGATTTCATACGCGTTCTTACTGTTGTATCACTAAATCCACAGATTGATGCACGACCACGCTCAGTCGGCTTATAGTTTGCTGGAACCAGGCAGAACTCAGTCAAAGCCACTTTCACAATCGCAACGTGATAGATTTGATTCACACCCGCTTCTGTAAATTCATCTTGATACTTCCCAACCAAAATCTGACTAAAGATTTCCACGTTTGATTTGGTATTGGCCCCAAAATATTTCAATCGGATAAGGTTATCTTGAAGTTTAGATAATTTCGCATAGCTCATTGCAAGCAATACATCTTGTGCTGTAAGTGAAGGTTGACCACCATCAATGCGATCTGCTTCGTAATTCACTGATTTTGGATTCAAAAGACGTAAGAATTTTTCCATTAAAAATCCCCTTTCAATTGTTTTAAATATCCAAAATCAATGGTACACATTTTATTTAATTTAAAAACAATAGCTTGGAAAGCAATGTTTACTATAATTAAATTTTGTTTATGATTTAAAAGAAATGGTACACACAGCAAACCCTTTTCACATAAGGCTTTTATTAAAATGTGTACCATGTTTACCATTAATATAATATTTCTTACGCGAGATGTTTTTTTGAAAGTGATGAAATTCTTAATGAAGCATAAAAAGTTAAAAGTAATAAAAACTCCCCATGTGCGCGTGCGCGCGCAATGATACACATGGTAAACATGAGATACTAAAAGCTTGTGTGGTAAGGCTTGTGGATGTGTACCATTGAATAATAATGGTACACACGATGGTACACATGGTACACATCGCACCTTGATTTTATGGTTATAGCGGGTGCGGAACATCATTATTATCCCCTTGCAACGCCTTGTCAAATTTTTCAATATCTGCCCCAAGCCAATCCATTTTCAGAACTTTTTTCGGCTCGCCATCTTCATCTTTTTTAAGCTGACCATTTTTATCAAATTCATATTCTGGCATTGTCCCAACTACAATAACCTTCGTTTGTTTCTTATCGAGTGGTCTAGAAGGTTTTCGCCAATGCTCTTGATTCTCAGATGAGACAACATGGTACTTTTTAGCCTCACCCATAAATCGTTTTAAGCTCACAATATGTTCATTGGTGATTTTGCTCCATCGCTGATAAGCATCATAAAGCTGCATGGTCGTACAACTACAGTGAGGATAGTCTGTTTCTCCAGCAATCCATTGAGTAATAAAGGTGTCATAGCCTGGCCTTGTATATTCAATAATCTCCCGCTTTGCTCTAGTCATTGGCGGTTTTGTATGTGCATTAAATCCAGTCAAATCAATTTGAAGTAACGTGGTATAGAATGCCTCAATAGCCTCATTTGAATCCAAATCAGCTATTACTTGATCCAATAAAGCCTGTGAAACAATAGACTTTGGATATAAAACTAAAAATCGACGGTCATTTTCCTCAATTGGTAATGGTTGAGTATGATTGGATAAAAACACGGTATTCATGTGGTTTGCTTGCTGCATCGATGACAGAAACTTCTGATGGATAGACAGCTTAGATCCAGTAATCAAGTGCTTAATAAAACCCATCATGCCGTGCTTAGTTTTATTGTTTGCAATTTCTTCAAATAGCAAAAAGAGCACTTCATCAGCCCAATCGTTATACTGACTTTCTAGGTCTCGTTGATCTAAAGTTTTATGATACTTAGTATAGATTTTCTCCATGATTCCACCAAAAAATAGAGATTTACCAGCACCATGAATATTCCCGTGCATTAAAATAGAGGTCGCCATTTTTGCACCTTTATGCTGGAGCGGATACGCTAACCATCGAATTAACCATTCATAAGCACCTTTCTCACCTGCACATAAATGACGCAATAAATCGTCAAAACTTCGGCATTTCGCATAGGCATCTTTCCGATTCAAAAGCATGTTAGGCATATCAGGATCAGCAACAGCCTCGACTTCTAGGCCTGTAAATCTGTTGATTTGATGAGGTTTTGCAGAGTTTGTCGGATCAAAAATTAAATCTGTGTTGTGAATCATGCGACGATGTGGAGATTTAAACCAAATTTCAAATTGGTTTGGGAATGCCTCACGTATTGCCGCATTTTTGACACGCTCCCTATGTAGAGTATCCCAACTTTCTAAAGTCCCCTCCAGGTGAACATATCGGCTAATTAGATCACTAATTTCATTTGCACCTTGATTATCAACCTCTATTTTGATCGCATCAGGATCAATCATTTTCCGCTTAAGGTGAGATTGCCAACGTTCAGCAACAGATTTCCCTACCATTTTAGTAAATGCATTTGCTTTTATGGTTTTTTTACGAAAGGAATCCCATACATCTGTTTTTCCTTCAACAAGCATAAAGCGGGCTAGACACTTATCTACAGTAAAATCTGGACGTTCATAATCATTTGATTCCCCTTGCCCCTGAGTATTAGGCCCGCCAGAAGTATTTTCTCGCTCCATCAAGTCTTCTTCAGTATATGTTTCCAACTGAAAATCAGGTGGTTCTGTAAGATTTACACCTAATCCTGCTAAAAACTCCTGATCATTTTGCGAAAATTTACCCAAACTTTGGCCTGCATTTTCAAGGGGGTGCGGGGAAACAGCAAAAGCAGAAGATTGTTGTGAAATTCCGCCTTCGATCTGCTCACGCACCGTTGCTATCCCATACATCACATGCAGGTCATTGAAATCAGATGGGTGAGAATTTGATTGTGGCTGCTCTAAAATATCCTCTTCACTCATACGTTCACCACTTGGCTAAAGTTCGGTAGGATCACAATGCCGCCTGTTGCAGCCACAGCTTTGTTGGCAGCTTTCAAACCTGCATCTGGTGGTTCTGAATGGCTGTCATCATCTGCACAATATACAAGGCGTGCGTATGGATGTAGTGATCTGATTTCTTTACCCACTTTGTCTATATTTCCTGAATTAAATGCGACCACAGTGACGTGTCCTGTAGCTTCATGAATGCTTGCTGCAGTGGCATAACCTTCAGCAATACATATAAGTTGATCTTGTTCAATGACTTGTCCAATCATGAAAAAACATGAACTTACACGACCACCTGGCAAAAATGGTTTGTGACCATCTGCATGGATTTCTTGTACATTCCAAATTTTTCCATCTTTATCAAAGAGCGGAACGATTAAATTGCCTTTGCCATTAATACGACATCCGTAGTTTTTAACCTGTTTACGCTCTAAATATGGACAACCTCGATCTGCTGACTTGTAGCCCCATATACGTGCTGCACGTTTTGCAGCAGCTTCTTGAGCCTTTCGCTCTTCCAGTTCAGCAGCTTTCGCCTGAGCCTCTGCTTTTTCTTTCCACTTTTTGCGATCCGCTTCTGTGATTTGAGTATCTGCAGATAAACCCAATATCGCACCAACCTCTTTAAGGACCGTTGAATAGTCCATACCTCTAGATTTCTCAATTAAAGAAAAACCATCTCCAGCATTACACTGGTTGCAGATCCATGAGCCTTTTCCCAATTTGTCATCACAACGAAAACGGTCTTTACCCCCACAAATAGGACATGGACCATGTAAGTTTTTTTTAGCAGGCACAGTAATTCCAAATGCTGGAAAAATTAATTCAACCCAACGCCCTTGGGCTGCATCTCTGACCTGATCAAAAGAAAGTGCCATTATTTTTCCCCCGCATCATGTTCAGCTTTTTGCCGTGCTAATTTCTTTAACTGTGCTACAGCAGCAATTAAACACATGGCATCTTTTTCAATAGTTGCCAGCTCAACTTCAATAATTCGGCCATCCTTTAGGGAATCGCTTACTGTGCTGAATAACTCCCCGACCCGATTAGATACTTCACCGATGTTTGCCAGAAAGCCTGTATCTAAAATATCGATATTGGATGGAAGTTCATAAACCACTGCATGGCCATGAGCTGCAGCCAGACTTTCAAGGATTCGAACATCCTTGGTATAGCTAAGTACTGCCTCAATGTGTTCTGGATGTAGGTGATACTGGGAGTTATTGATATCCACACATTTGCTGAACACCATTGGGTTGAAACCGTTAATTTCAGCAATTGCAGCTTTACTGCCATGACGGTCTTTGCAAGCACGGTAGATTGCAACGTCCAAAGGCAGGACAGCATTTTCGGCAGCGAAATTTGATAAAAAATCACTCATATCTAATTTGTCCTTAATTTTGGATATTTTCTGAAGAAGACGAATTTTTTATTGTTTCTTCATGGAGTTTATTAATTTGGAATTCGCGCAGTAATGGAATCTCATCTGGGTTCCACTGTGAAACAGCAGCAGGACTGATATTAAGCTTTTGGGCTAATTCTAAAGATGATGAACACTTGAGGAGTGCAAGCGCGTCGTTGCGGGTCATTTCCACACCTAAAAATTAAGTTAAGTTAATTTATTAAACATAAGCTAACTTAATTAGTCAACCATTAAGATAAATTAATACAAACATTAAGGCTTAAGATATGGACACTATTGGTATTCGCATCAAACGATTGCGAAAGCAGAAGAATCTGACACTGAAGGACTTAGCAGCCAAAGTCGGAGTTTCTGATGTTGCCATTTCTCACTGGGAAAAGGATATCAATGTGCCTAAACTTGAAAATCTAACATTATTAGCCCCATCATTAGACAGTACAATAGATTATATAATGTACGGAAAATCAGATACTTCAGATTCTGTTAAAGACTTTAGACCAATAACTAGGATGCTTCCCGTTTTGACTTACATACAATGCGGCTCAATGACAAACGTGCGTTCAATCGATCCACATGAGATTGAACAATGGCTACCTTCACCACCAGATACAGGCAAAAATAGTTTTTATTTAATTGCCCAGGGCATCAGTAATGCACCTGAATTCAATGATGGCGATTTTATCTGTATTGATCCTGATGTACCGCTTGAGTATGTACAGACTGGTGAAATGATTGTTGTTTTTCAAGATGATGAAGCGACTTTTAAAGCATTGGTAAGAGAGTTTAATACCCTTTACCTCAAGGCTTTGAACCCTAACTTCCAACCAAATATCATTCCACTTAAGGAAAATGCGCTATATCGTGGCAAATACACAGGAAAATTTACACCTAGTAAAAAATTCCTTTAATTCTTTTTAAATCAATAATCTCAGTTCCATACTGAGATTTTTTTTGCCTCACAAAATTAAGTAAAATTAATTAAGTTCTTGACATAAAAATTAAGCAAAGTTAATTTAATAAAACAAATTAACTTAACTTAGGAAATGTCATGCCAAATTCAAAAAGTAAACTTAATTTAGGTTCTGATACTGATTTCGACATTCTTGTTCGAAATCGTCTTCACGCTGAAGATTTTGCACAACCTCAACCATCAAATGCTTATTACAAAAACCGAGCAAATCTTCAAATTACGATGGCAATCAAAGCCATCCGCAATGCAACAAATCAGCATGATTTCACATCGGCAATCGCTCAAGCTAATGCTTACATCAATGCGGCACTTGATTATGAATTCATTGATTTATCTGAAAAAGGTCAATGGCTTACGGAAGTGGCTGATGCAGTACGTATTCAAACAATTGGAGAGCACGCATGAAACTCAACTCCAAATTACAAATGAAAATGGCTAAAAAGCAAGTGTGCTTTTTGCAGATTATTCCCTTAAAAAATGCTGTGAAATGTAACGACTTTTCAGCATTTGTAGATTTTAATTCCGACCTTTTTTCTCCAAATCACGGGCGCTTAAAAACCTACCTAAACGAAAAGCACTCATCCACTTCAAAAGTTCTAAATGATTATGGATTGCAAAGATTCAATGCAATGCACGCATGTTTATTTGGGAACTATATAGCTGATATTAGCCAAGATTTTAATTATTTAATAAAAATTGGTTTTCTCCATAAAACGAATTTTGATCGAGATCGAATTCAAGGTATTGGCAACCCATTTCGTTTTCATTTGAATGAACCCCGATGGACTCTTGCCAAAAACTTAAACAGTGCTGCCCGTGATTCAATCAAGCTCGCAAATGAATTCAGTGCTGATCTTGAAATCATTCAAGATTGCGATCTTCCATTTTAGGAGAGCTATGTATGATTACTCTCTTTCAAGCCATTGTCATTATTTTTGCCGTTTTACTCAGTACTGCCCTAATTGCTGGAATGGTCTGGGCATTTTTGCAGACATACGAAACCTATATCCATCTGACGAATGAGGCGAAACAGCTTCAATTGATTAGTGAAGACCAGGAGCGTGAACATGCTCAGATTCTTTGACAACCAAAACTTTGAACACGTTTTTAACTTAGAAAATTTTGTGCACGTGCATGTGCGGAAGTCAGACGAGAAAAACGTAACACTCACTATTCACATGCTTGGACCGCACGTAATTCCTGTGACAGTGAATAACGTCACTGCAAATCGAGTTTTAAAAGAAATGGCGAAGATGAATGAAACAGCTTAAGACACTTCTCTATTTAAATAGCAAAGTAGGATCAAATCTCAATGCAATTTACTATTTTAATAAATGAATGGGTGAAATCATGAAAAAAGTATTAATGATTGATTGTGAAACCCTTGATGTTGGTGAACGCCCTGTTCTACTCAGTATTGGTGCTGTTGTGCATGACCATGAACAGATCTATAGCAAATTCCATGTAGGCATTGATGCTGAAACTGCCAAAGTACATGGCTTTACTGTGAGCCAATCTACCCTTGATTGGTGGGACCGCCAAAGTGAAGATGCACGTGCAGCTGCTTTCAGTGGCACCTATCACATCGAAATGGCTTTAAAGGCACTGGTGAACTTTTATAAAGAAAATGAATGCCAGGAGATCTGGAGCAAAGGCTCATTGGCAGACATCCGCTGGATCAATAATGCCCTTGATCATTTTGATATTGCAAAGCCGTGGAAGTACTCGAGAGAGTTCTGCTTTCGCACCTTGTTAAAGACTGTGCCTGAGTTTGAAATGCCCTTTGAAGGTACTGAGCATAATGCATTAGATGATGCGATTCACCAGGCGAAGCAGTACATGCATATTAAACAAACTCGGAACCTACAGCTTGCAGCATTAATGCAATTTGGTATTTCGACTGCTCAATTAACTATGCGCGTTGCTGAGTTGGAATTTCAATTATTGCAGGAGACGGTGTGATGCAATTAACAAAACTTCAACGTGCAGAACTTAAAAATAAGTTTGGTGGTCATTGTGCCTATTGTGGGGATCCGCTTGGTGATAAATGGCATGCAGATCATATCGAAGCTGTTAAGCGTGAAATTGAGCATGTGGGTGGTGGTGTTTTAAGAACCACAAATGAAATGCTTAGACCGCAGAACGACACAATCGAAAATCTGAATCCAGCTTGCATCCCATGCAATCAAAACAAGTCGTCTATGTCGCTTAAATCATGGAGAAGCCTATTAACTCATTATCGTGATGTTCAGTTACTTCGTGATAGCACTCATGCGCGACATTTACACCGTTTCGGATTGATTGAGATCAAAGCTGATCCAGTAGTTTTCTTTTTTGAGAAATATGGAGCAGACCAATGACCTATATTGAAATGCTCCAAGATCCAAAAATTAAGCACCGCTTAGAAAACAAATTAATCGCCCATGTGAACAGTGAATATTTAAAAGCAGGTTTAAGTCCACCTCTGCCAATTATTCGTAACAACATGACGCATTATGATGATGCAAAAGTCACTAAATTAGCCAATCGTGTGCGTGTAGGCATTTTGATACTTGCCCAGCTGCTTGATGAAATTAACCAGGAAAAGGAAGGGGGAAAATAGAATGAATGCTGTAACTCAACTTAATTCATTTCATGTGCTCATGATCCGCTATTCATCCCCAGTGGTTCCATTAGAAACCATTGTGAATGACTACTTCACACATATGAAAATTGAAGAAGCCAATCGTAGAGCCAATAAAATGGAACTACCTTTCCCAGTTTTCAAAAGTGAAGAGACTAAAAAGGCAAAATGGCTAGTCAATATTGCACAATTTGCCGCTTACTTAGACCGTCAAAGTAAAGTTGCCGAACAAGACTTTAAAGAAATGCATGGCAATCGATTTTCAACATAGTTAGATCAAGCAATTCTGATTTAAAGCCTCTATTCATTAGAGGCTTAATTTTTGCCAGATTATAACTGCTCTACATATTTTTCTGCATAGCTCATAGCTTCATCAAATTCTAGAACATTTTTTCTAAGCAAATCCAAGTTCACATAACGCTGTAAACTCCCCCAACTATCGTGCAAAGTGTATTGCTGAATTTGTGGAATAGACATACCTTGTTCAGCCAACCGAGTAGCACCTTCATGTCGGAGGTCATGCCACCTAAAATCCTCAATCCCATAAATATGGCAAGCTTCAGTAAATTTTTTAGTGGTTGGCCCAGCCTTGAGTGGAATCAAAAGGTTCGGATCACCACCTAGACGCATCATTTTCTTTCTAACTTTAGGATCTAATAACTGTTCAATAATCGCTTTAGCCTTATCAGATACCTTAAAGCGCTTATGGTTGCCTTTAGAACCCTTAGGATTTTTAACATCTCGAACAAGCCAGACACCATGCTCACGGTCATAATCCTTAATATTCAAGCTATATAGCTCACCACGCCTTCTTGCCGTATATATTGCAAGCCACATAATCAAATGAACAGGCATAGTATTCACTGGTCTTTGCCATAATGCATAGAAATGATTAGTCAGGTCTATAAGTTCTTGCCGTGTAGGTAATCTATCCCTTGTTTGAGAAGTTTCAATCTGCCGTGCCGCTCTTAAACCTTTCATTGCATGTTCTAACTCTGACAAAGCATTACTTTCAAAATTAAGTACGTACTCCGCATAATTTAAAACGGACTTTAAATAGTACAGGTCTTGCTCTAAGGTAGACTTTGAAGCAACCGAATATCCATCTTCACCATTTCTACGTTTAATTACGTACGATGCAAATACTTCACGATCCAACTTATTTAATCTTAAATTAGCAAAATCCTGTTTTTTAAAATATTTCAACTTATAGTGCTTTGTTTGCCCAATGTCTTGAACTTCATTTATATATCTATCAATTATTTCGGACAATAGTGGAGAGAGTGCCTGAACTTCTCCAGTCAGAATACCAGGATCTAATTCAATTTCTGATTCTCTTTTTTTTATCCAGGCTTCTGCTAAGACCTTTTTACTAAACGTCTTAGATTCGCTAAAATTCACATCCTGCTTACGTATTTGAATCAAAGCTCTGTAACGTACTTCACCTTTAGTAGTTACCCTCTTTGTTATTGTGCCCATATGGTTGCAACTTCAAATTTGTGGTTGCAATACAGTTGCACAAAATGCAGATATTCGCAATTATTAACAGCTATTATTGGGTATTCTACGACCATGAAAGACACGCAAAATATTGTTTTAAATAATAATTTAGAAAAAACAAATATATGCGATAAATTCGTTCCTCCCATGATTCGTGGTAGATATTTTTAAAATTAAATATTAAAAAACATATTCTTATATAAATTCGTATTTTTCATGGTTGCAATATAGTAGCAGCATGATTTGCAAATCATTGATAACTAAAAACCATTTTTGAGATAAACGCTCGCTTAGACAGAGTTTTAACAGGCATTCCTTATCAGTTTTTCTAATTTTATCGCTTTCAGACCTCCACTATGTCAAAGCCTGAATATTTTATTTAAAATCATTTAATTACTTAAAAATAGACGCAAAGTTGTCGCAAGTATAATTCTAGAACACAACTAACAATCATTAATAAAAATAAGTTTCATATAATCTAAAATTAACAAAATATTATTCATTTGACATTTAGGTGTTGCCTTATCAATAAAACCAATATAAACTTTCTCATAGAACAAAAAAACCATCCTAGATAATTATATCTGGATGGTCTATTTGTTCTGCACATTAACTGGCAGCTGTACTTTGATCAACGTAATCTGAATTTCCAGAGACGGATTATGGTGATCTATTTCATGCGGATTTTAACGCTTACGTGACACAGTGTCAATAAGCAATATCCTAATGAGTTTAATTGCCTTTAATTGTGCAAATCTTTTAGCATTTTATTAAGGAGTAAACTCATGATTATGAGTCCGAAGCTTAAAACCACCTTACTTTTTTTCACGTTACTCTTCATGCATGAAAGTCTTTCCTCCAGTAGTAATCTACCTGATATAAATCCAACTTTTAATTTTCAACCTCACATAGCCATTTCGATCTATGGGGACTCAAACATCCATCAGAAGTAATCACTTCCCCCTTTCCATTAAATGCAAAGGGGGTCTATTAGGAAACTATATTATGTGGTGGATTAAAAATAACAGCCTGTATCAGGCAAACTAAACAACGTTTTCTCTTTCGCACGACGATTCGCTAAACCATTTACTTTGACTCCGTTGTCATAGATCCAACGATCAAACTGTGAAGCTGCGGCTTTTAACTGACCTTTATTGATTAAAGTCAGCATTGTGCTTTTGACAAAAGCTGTCTCCCCAACGTTGTAAACAAAACTGGCCAAGGCATCAAATTGATTTTGATTAATGTCTACCTTCACATATTTATCCAGGCATGCATCCACCCATTGGCAATCATTCTTGAGCCATAGTTCAGCTTGACCTCGCGTACACATATCACCTGCTTTAACTTTAATGCCATTTGGATACTTGATCGTACCGAAACCAATGGTCCACACACCACCAGTGTCCAAATAAGCATTTGCACGGAAGCCCTCAAACTCTCGAATGATTGCAAAGCCTTGCTCTGAAATATCGCGTAGACCTGTGATTACTGGCGTGGTCGGCAATGAGTATCCAATGAGCTTGGCAAATTCTGCAAGCCCATTTGTGGCAATAATGGCATCGCCAGCATTGACCTGATCCTGCGTCAGCTTGCCACCAGACATAGCACGCAACCAAGAATATGCCTGAGCAATTTGTTCTGAATTACTTGCTGTCATTTGAATCTACCTCACCATGTAATTCAGGCTGCTTTTTCAAACGTGCAAGCACCATGGCCACACTCACAAAAAGACCAACGGCTTCTTTCCATTGTTCTGGCATCATGTTTTTCACATCTTGTGGAATCACATTCCAAACACCCATAAATTGTTCTGCAAATAAAATCAGGGCATAAAAAATGGCGCTTAATGCGCCAACTTGTACTGATTTCAGTTTGTATGCCTGTTTCCAGTTTTCAATAAATTTCATTTAATACTCCACGTGTTTGCTTGGCGTTTCAGCCAAGACTCAATAAATGTACTTCCCAAAATGCCAAGCGCTGACGCAATCGCCAAAAGCCCCAATGGATTGATATCTGGTATTTGCAATACCACTGCACCTGCAACAGTTGATGTCGCAGATCCTAAAATTGTTCGCCCAATCGCTAACCGCCAAGTCAGCTTTTCATCTGAAACCAAGAGCTTTGCGAATCCAATACACGCCCCAATAGCAATCAAAAATAAAAAATTCCTTTCATGCTCCTGCATGCAACCCCCTTAATTTTGGCAATAAAAAAAGCCCTACCAAATGTTATTGATTAGGGCTTTCTAAGTATCGTTTTCTGTTGACAGTAAAGACCCTGATCTAATTAAAGATCAGGGTGTGTATGGGTTTGTTGTGGTATTAGCTACTTAATTAAACATCTAGCAATAGCGCACTTGTCTAAAGCAGAATAATCTTTAGTGATTTTCATGACCAAGATATTAGTCGCTATATCTGATTTTGTACCAATCCCGCCATCAGCCTTAATGTAATCACCTGCTTTGACATTTTCATCGATACGTACATATACTTGCCCCATTAAGCCAACGCATGTCCAGTCGTCCTTTCGTTCTGATCGCGGAGTATGATCAAGTGACAAATCATAATCAGGATTTTCTTTCCTAATCGTTTCTGTGTAATAAACAGCACCTTCTGGGATATTTAAAGTTTCGGAAACTAGCCCGTCATAGCTTTCCCGATCTAGTACATCCTGATAGTGTTTTTCACCGTTTTGATCAATCGAAATCAAAACTTTTTTATACACTGGATTCCATCGTACACAAGAGACTTCTTCATAAATGGCTTCGCCAAAATCCCCAACAAGATATCTCCCATTCCATGCAAATTCGTCCGAGTTACCGATAATTAAAGCTGTACCTGAAACCACGCCGATAACATCGTCACCAATATTCGCAATTCGCACTTTGTCAGCTTCGAGTGTGAGCAAAGTACCTAGAGGAATCTCTCCACTCGAATGATTTTCAAAATACTCAGCATAATCGGCAAATGTACTCGATCCAGCGATTGTACCTGTCGCAGTGATATTGCCCGATGCAATACCGAATTGTATTTTTCTGTTTGAGCTTAAAGCACTCCCACTTACAGCATCACCCATCGCATATGTTCTATCAGCGCCTGTAACTGTTCTACGACCAGTTACGACAGATGATAGATGTGAAATTGTAGAGTTAGAAGCAGCAAGAATCGCAGACCCATCTGTAGAAACAGTGCAGCCACTAGATACAATCGCAGCACTTCGATTCCCTGTAACTGTGTCACTGATTGACGCTACTAATGCACTGTTGTTTGGAGCGATGGATGGTGAACCGATTGTGCCTGTATCAGCGCCTAGTGCTACGCAATACGTACCATAGTTGTATGTAGATTTTACACCTAAGTTACCCGACGTATTACCTGAAACGTGACCACCAAAACTTGAATAGTTGCCTGTTCTAACACCTGTCGCATACGACAAAGTTGATCCTACGTTTGTGTCACATTCATAGTCTAAGTTTGTTATGCGCAAATCATATTTATATTGAGTGTCATAACCCGAACCACCGTCAATAATTGTGATCGAATCAACAGTTCCATTACTATCAACTGTGTAAGATAGAGTTGCGTTAGTTGTTGGGGATATTTGTCTTGCTTGAATTGAGATAGTGCCGCCAGTTTTATAGCCTTCACCACCGTTGAGGATTGTAACACCAGTTAAGACGCCACCTGTAAAAGTCAGGTCTGTCCATAAGCCCCACCCTGCACCAGCATAACTTTGATGTGATCCGAAATTTGACGCCAATCGACCACCGCCTGCAAAGCAGTATCGTGCAACAACATTACCGCATCGAGAGCCGTCAGCTAATGAAAATTGAGCACCAATATTGACCCCAGCAAAGCCTTGCGCTAGGCATTCCTCTGTTCCGATATTCGCGGTTTGCGGTGAAGTTGCTTGAGAAGTTCGCGCAGCAATATTGGCACTAATGTTACCGCCAGCATAGCTATATATACTCGCCCCATTCATACTACGTGCAAAATCAGCTCTACAAATCTGTGACGCAATGTTTGCACGTGTATGCCTGTTGGTCACACCACCTGTAAAAGCGCAATAATCGCCGAGCCACGTGACTTGATCGTTTGGAACAGCTTCATTATATCCCGTGTCAGTTAATGCGGTTAAAACTCCGTCAATATTATTACCGTTAACTATGTTGGCGTCTGCTTTTAAAAATTTACCGTTAATATAATTATTAGCGGTTGGGACTGATGTTACTAAATAAGTTAAACCTAAAAGATCAATGACTCTACCAGTGTATGCGGCTTCTAAATTGCTAAAGCTTGTTGAATCATTAGTTACCCCGTCTCCTGCTGCTCCATAATCTTGAGCAGAAATATTTTCTCTATTTTTTACCCGTTGATTTCTTCCATCCCATGTTTGGATTAAAGCATCTGTCCACCCAGCAGCGCCAGCACCCGCTGCAAGTGCAATATCAATGGCTGTCTGAAGTTCATCAATTGTAAGATAGCCAGCAGCAATCATCTCTTCAAAAAGACGCGAAACCATTGGAATAGACTTAAAAATTGCTCCATAGCGCGGAATTACATTTGCATCTGTATTAATAGCTTTCCCAGTATCTTCAATATCCCGTTTGATATTAGTGAAGTCCTGAGGAGTAAGAACTGGCATGGAATTTCTCCCAATAAAAAACCCGCTTTCGCGGGCTTAGATTGAATATTGTTAAATCAAATTGTTGATAATGTCTTTGTCATTGCGGTAATAACGTTCATCAAAATTGATCGCGGTCACTTCATTTTCAAAAATCGTTATCGGCTTTTTACTGGCCACTAAAAACTTAAGTTCATTCTGTCTGGTGTCAGTGGTTACGGAGTAAACCGTTTTAACTCCACCCTCAGTGATCAATGCCTCAACTGGTGGACGACCCAACATAAAGTGATATTGATCTTCGCCCTGGCTAACATTAATCACATCAATGGCACCACTTTTCAGCTGCAGATGAATCACGTATTGCAGCTCAGGATCAAAAGGAAAAGGTTGAGAAACTTCAATACTTAGCCCATTCCAAGCGATAATTTCACCGCTAGTACAATCCTTAAGCCGCGTATCATCAGAATTCAGAATACAGTCCCCGCGAAACACCAGATCACTTTCTGCAAGGGCCGTGAACTTGGTACTGACCCGATTAAACTGCAACTTATTCCATTCACGCCAAGCCACAATATGCGCTTGTTCAGTATAAACAATGCCAATGCCATCAATCTTTTTGGCATTCACAATACCTTCATCTGGGACCTTCAATGTCTTTTCTATCCAACCTTCATCTGAATCAACATAGGTCAGTTCGATGCCGTCATAGTTGTTGGCGATGCGGAAATCATAGGTTCGGACCTCAGTTCCAGAAGTCTTATTGCGATGGTTAAATAGAATCAAAGGCTCATTGTCTGCACTTTCTAAATCGTAATACAGCTTGCGATTGACACGACGATCATGGCTGCAAGTTGCCGCTGCAATCATGCGTGTCAGCTCTTCAAATGAGGTGTTTTTGTTGTCCAACGTATAGTTGAACTCTGCTAACCGCGCTGAACCGAAATAAGCTTGAATATCATCTACCACCTGATAGATACGAGCAAAATCAATTTCAGCTTCAGTCCGTCGCCCAATACGAGGATGTAATGCCAAATCAATGGTCAGGTCTGCAATGTTACGTGAAGCAATCCGCTCGGCAGACTTGACCCCGCCGACATAGCTATACACTAAACTTTCAGCAAAACAGTTCAATTGCCGTGAATCCTGACTGGTGGCATTTGCAGTCGCCACGGTTCTGGCACGTGCCAAAACCCGATCAGGGTAAATCAACTTGCTCAGCTCATAATAAGCATAGGCTTGGTAGAACTTGGTTTCATCCACCAGATCTGCTGCATCACCATTGTCATTGGTGCGACGTGCACGAAAGCGGACTGAACCATCAAAGGGTAAATCAATCCACATCGAAGCTCCGACTGCATCACGGTTATTGGCTTTACCCGTCAGGCTTATGCTTTGGGTATAGATCATCCCAGTTGCCGTGCCATTCACCACTTGCTGATATTGTGCTTCGATGGTTACGGTCTTGGCAGATGAACCTTGATAAATACCATTGCCCGCCCGAAAGTTGAGTAATAACCCTTTGGCCATGGGTGAATCAATCGTATACCAACCTATGTAATTGTCCTGGCTGCCACGTAGTTTTACCTGCGCTGTTGGAGTTTGCTGGCCCTGCAATTCTGCTAACTTATTCCAGTCTGGATTGATTGTTGATGGTGTTGCCACAGTCATCAACTTGTTGGCAGTATCAATTCCCGTCACCGTATATGTGCCATCCAAAAAGATATTGGCTGTATTGGCAGTCAAATTGGCACTAATAGTGGTGGTGGTATTGGCTGTTAAATTTGCAAAGTTGGTATTAGTATTAGTTGGGTTTAATAACGCAATGGTATAGACCCCAGCTGCATAACTGACAGCATCAATATCATATAGCCCCGCCAAATCCAGCTGCCCATTCTCAGGATCTGTAATCAACATGGCTGTGATATTGATCTTGCGAAACTCTTGATAGTCCACCACCGTTTGTGATGAGCTAATGGCCAAGCTTTGTGCTACATGATCAATGGTCACTGAACCCGTAATTGCCAGATCTGCAATGCCGAAGTTTGCCCCATCAATTGTGACCGTTTCATTCACCACAAACTTCTCAAAGTCAGAAGTACTGTTCAGGGTTTTAATCTGATTCGGATGCACAAAATAAATATCTGAACGCTCAAAACGCGTGCCGTTAGGCGGCAATAAGGTTTGCCCATTGATGGAGTTATTCTGTTTGGCAATCACAGGTGCATCAGTAAAAGTATCACCCACTTTGTAGATGTGTTCAGTCCCTGTAATGTCCTGATCCAAGCCATAGACCGTAACGGATTTCCCCGTGATTTCTTCAACAGGTGTATCACCCTCTTTAAATTTGGAGACTTGAACAGGGTTTTCACTGATGCAAAGCAGCAGTTCTTCAACCTCAATCCCATCTGCAAAATAACGATAAGGCGGTGCTACCAAGTCAGGAATGGATTTCACCCCACCAATGATGTAGGGGAATCGCTCTTTCATCCGTTGCTTATTTTCAGGATTCGACAAATTGTTATTGCTAGAACCTGTAGAGGTCCCATTATTCATCTTGGGAATTTTTACAAAGGATTGAATAGCTGCACCAAGTAATTTGGTTGCCACCCAAGTCACAATTGTACTGGTCTCTCCGGGATAACAAACGATCCAGCAATCTGCATTGGTTTCTAGTAATCGAGCAATGCCCGCTTTATCTTCCGATGTTGGCGTGATGTCATTTTCAGGGCAAGGATTGCCACGATAAATCAAAGCTTGAGGATGCTTAGCTTTAATCTCTAAAAATGTCTTGAGCACATTTTCAGACTGCACAATTTCTTGCTCGGTTTCATCTAAAGCATTATGAATGATGCAAATTTGGCTCATAAAAACGCATCCTTTTAAACAGGGGTTTGGCTTGCTCTAAAGTGATTCTTTGCACCCCTTTTTCACTTAAATGAAAAATGCGATGCCGAAAAAAAAGCCCGACATGCGAGCTTCCATTGAAATAAGTCATCATGACGATGCAGCCCTCTCTCGGCCGTTTCAATCGTCTATTTTGTATTGCAGTTGAACGTGATGTTTTGATTGCCTCATCCAATGAACCAGTTAAGCCAACAAAGCTTCTGGCATAATCTTTGCTATACAGCACTTGTGCTGCATGAATCACAAAATGTACGCAATGAAACTTTTTAGGATTATATGTACAGCGAAAAAGCGCATTGATCATCAATAGAACCCTCGCATACTCGGCATGGTTGTTGGTGAATAGACATCACCGTTTCCACTGTCATTTAATCCTGGTGCTTTTGAGTCACCTCTTGTGCCGTTCTTATCCCGTGTGACACTTTCTAACTCCAAATCACGGACCACCCATGCAGGAACATCATAATGTCCGATGTAATAAGAACGATAAGTCACTAAAGGCAGTTCAATCACTTCATCTTGAATGATTAAATCAATCAACTCTGGGACAATTTCACCTACGTCACCCAAGGTAAAACTTAATTCCTGTTCCAAAGTATCTTCATCAGCTGAACGGCTAATCGTCACAGGTGCATAGGTATATTCAAACGATTGACCATCTTCATGAGTGAGCGTAACTGGCATACTGGCATTGATGACATAGCGTAAAACACTAGGCCATTTTGAATGCGATATTTCTATGCACTCCAACAGCCCTGTTGGTCCAGCCGTTTGATCCAATACTGAAAGGTTGAGTTCGGTTACTTCCATCAATCAACTCCCAGTGCATCAGGCATCCAAACATTCGGGATTTTTTCAAGGTCATCCAGATTATTGATTAATCCTGATTGCCATAAATCGACAATGGTTCGGTCAAAGTCTGGATCTCGAACAATTGGACGAACATAAAAATTGATCGACACCTTACGGACCTTGCCATCAATGAAGTTTTCTTGCGGTACAGATTCTGCAGAGAACTGGCAAATACAGTCTTCTAAAACTCCATTGTCCAAGGCTAACTTCCAATACCACAACTGTGTTTGGTTAATACGCCAAAATGCCCAAAAATACTGCCGTGCTCTTGCATCCTTTAAAAGAATACTTGCAGTCACAGCATGTACCGCCCCGACAAATTTTATGACTTGTCGAGGCATGCCACCCTCAAGCTTTTGTTCACGAACATTATTACCAGGTGTGAAGCTATACCCCTCTTGCAGAGGGCGAAGCATGAATGTATCCAAGATTTACCCTCCTTTTAACGAGCCACAGACAATCCAAAGGTTTCTTGAATTGCACGAGATTCAGCACTATTTGAACGTCGAACATTCTGGAATTTTCGATCAAATATTTGTTCAACAATATCAATGTTCAATTCCCCATTTGCTCCTCGGCTCACTTGCGCAGTAGTACCTGGTAATGTATTTACATTGACCGTAATACCATCCGCAGACTTTTTCTGGGATAAATAACTGGTTAAATCTTTGTTTTGCTGTGGATTGAGTACACGCTCACCGCCATCCAACAGCCACGTACCTTCACGGGGAATATTGTCGATACCATCATGTGCCATGCCAGAAAGTGAAGTTGATGAAATGGTCGCAATCGCAGGCATTAAAGCACCCATAACAGCCAAACCTCCACCAATTTTCTGAGGTAAAGTCATTGCACTCGGATCAGCAAAAGCTTGTGTATAAGCCGTCCATGCAGCCACAGTTGATGATGCAATTGAAAATATCTGCTGCATGCCAAACATGGTTTGATAAGCACTAGACTGTTCTCCAGCACTATCTTTTACAGCACTGGCAAGCTGTGAAAAGGTATTCTGTCCATTGGACAAAATTCCTTGCCACATATCAAGTTGCTGCTGGTACTGATCCAAAGCCATTTGTTTAGTACTAGCAAGATATTCAGCATCTAGAGCCTTCATATTTTCGAGATGAAGCTGTTTAGCAAGCTCTAACAGCTCATAACGTTTTTGAGCTTCATCAGGTGCGTCATAGTCATTGCCAATTTGATTTACGCTATTGGTATAGCGATCAAATTCAGATGCCTTGGAATGCTTTGCTGTAATGCTTAAATCTGCATTTTGGTATTGCGGTGAGTTTTTCCCATACTTACCAGCAATACCTAACAGAGAAATAGCATCTTCTGTATCAGCCAATTGCCCTAGTAAGTCATTTTTCGAGCTATCAAACTTTTGCTTTTGAGCACGCTGGTAGTTTTCAACATCCTTTTGATATGCCGCATTCTGCAAATCTGTGTATTTCTGAATTGCAGAACTATCACCAGCAAAAGCAAGATTAATCGCCTTCAATTTATCCGTATGATCAACCTCCAGTTTTTCACGTTCAGTCATATACTGACGCACAACTGACTGCTGTGCCCGTTGTGTTTCAGCCCGAATTCGAGCTGCTTCTTCATTTGTCTGAGCCACCAAACTCAATTCATCTTGAGCTTGTTTTGCTGCGTTTGCTGTTCCTTTAAACCCTAATACAGAAACATGCAGGTGCCCGCCAGTAGCTCGACTTGATGGATCTCGATATTCATCAAGAACTTTCACAACATAGCCATAGCGTTTAGCAATACTTTCAAGCTGCGTCACCGCTTCTGCAGACTTAGAAGCATCTGCAATGGTAAAGTCAAAAGCATTCCCTGTTGCGTGCTTGCTGTTTGTCCCTTTATGGTACATATCATTAAAGGCAGTAAAACGTGATAATACAGAACCCAGTTGCTTTTGAGCCAACTGCGCAAAATCTGCCGTATATGCTCGAACATTACCACCTGCAAAAGCTTCACTCGACTTGATACGTAAACCCGAAAGGGCAGATGCACCAACCATTTTATTTAAGTTTGCAGCTTCTTTTGCTGCCTTGGCTTGGGCTGCAGCTTGCTTTTCAACGGCTTTGGCATTTTCATCCGCCTCTTTGGTATTGGTTTTAATTCCCTTAGCTGCTTGCTGAGATGCATTGCTTACCGCCAAATTCGCTTGAGACAATTTATCAAGTTTTGTTAAAGATGAATCCAGAACACCACTTGCACCATCCATTGCTTTTTGAATGGTCATTGCACCGCTGACAAAAGTGTCTTTTGCGATGGTAAAACCATCTGAAAACCCTTGAGTGAGTGCTTGTGCTTTGGCTTTAGCACCATCTGCATTCCAAACATTGACTGCTGTATCTGCAACATTTTTAGCCTGATCAATAAAACCAGAAATCAGCTTAATCAAGACTTCGATAGATGCGGCAACCCCAATAATGACGACCCCCACACCTTTGGCAATGTATCCAACTGACTGGATCACACCGCCAAACTGCCCGCCTTTACCTGCACCCTCTATAAAGTAGCCAATTACACTATTTAAAGCAGGCATCATTTGTGCTGTAAGTTGATTTTTAAAGCCATCGAAGCGCATACGCACAGATTCAGTTTGAGCTGCCAAAAGTTTAGATTGTTCTAAAGCCTCTTTAGACTTAATAACCCCAGCTTCCTCTAAAGCCTCACCATACTGACTCAAAAGCGAACCATTTTCCGCAAACAATGGAGCCAAGTTACCAAGGTCAGATGCCAAGCTTTCAAATACAAAACGACGTTCTTGGCTAGTAGCACCAAGCTCATCCATTTTGTCATTCAGCATTTGAACAGCTTCTACACCATCTTTGCCTTGCAATGTTTTACCAAATGCCTTGATTTGATCATCAGTCATTTTGGTATTATTTTTCAGTGCATCAAAAAAGTCTGCTGCACCACCACCTGAAGTTGCACTAAACTCACCGAGCTTTTCCTGCACATCTGCAAAAATAGAACCTAACTGATCCTGAGATACACCTAAGCCAGATGCCGCATATTCTAAAACTTGAAAGTTTTTAGTGCTGATATTTGCTCGGTTTGCCAAGATTTGCAATTGTGCATCAGCTTTAGCTGTTTCAATTGCCATTTTTGCTAATGCGCCAGCACCAACAACTATGCCACCAGCAGCCATACCAGCAAATGCAGCACCCGCAACCAGCACACCACCCTTTAAAGTGCCAATCTTAGAATTGAACCCATCTATAATTGAGCCAATCTGAGTACCACCTAAAGCATCTGCAATTTGTTCTTTAAAGCCTGAAAATGCCTGCTTCATATTTTCAGAGCTTTTTTTCGCTTTGCGCTCGGCTGCATCCAAACCTTGTTCAAAACCTGCAAGCTTTACCAATAAGTCTAGGGTTAACCGCCCAAGGGATGATGTCGCCATACTTTTCTCCAGGCATAAAAAAACCCTGCTTAAGCAGGGTTCAGGAATTCAATAAATCAACGAAACTTTATGAATACAAATAAATTACCAATCATTATTTGCTGCAGTATTCGCAATATCGGCTTTATATTGCTGTATAACAAAATCAAATTTAGCTTTAACCTTCTGTTGTTGTTTATCTTGTGTAATTGCAAACTCTCTACCTAATGTAGGACTGATTGCCCCTTTTATTGGAGTTAAGGCTAATCTATTAATGTCAGAGAAAATTATTCTTACTTTATTATCCTTAGTATCAATCTTAATTGTAAAATTGATTACGTCTTTACCAAAAGCATTACAGTCCATAAAACCATCGCAAGGATATGGAAAATTACCTTTACCCACGATGTTTCCAGATTCTTTATCTGTATATTGAATAACATTATTTGCTGACTTAAATGACTTAGCAATCCAAACCTTAGACGATTCGTATAGTTGATCTTTGTTTTTACCATCAACAGTTATAATTTCTGTCACTTCACTTAAAGCTTTATTTGGTTCCGCATTTGCTAAGACAGAGCATCCTAATGTAACGGCCAATATTAAATACTTTTTCATAACCCCACCTAAATTTATAATTTAGGACACAATAATCATTTGAATATAAAAAAGCCACTCTTTAGGGTGGCTAATTCCTTTCATTTCAGCTTAGCAAGATAATCAGCAACCACATACTGCAAGACTTTGTAATTAATAACATCATACCCTTTACCCTCTGCATATCCACTTAACTTGAAATCATCCGTAAGTAAAACAAACTCACCTTTTAAAGCTTCGAGCAGACCTATATCGCTTACGCCATATTTTGTAAAACCATCATTCAATACAATAGTACTCAGCGAATCATGCGTTTCTATGAAATTAGTTGCCTCAGATACACCTTGAATCGCAAGAAATGCTTTTGTTTCTAGTTCACCATGCATGCCATGTACAACCAAGTTACTTGTTTCAGCTAAAACATGCGGTGTCACAACTAAATGACGGCATGTATCTAAAATTGAAACCAATAACTTAAAGTCTTCTTCAGAATAGCTATCCAATTTTTTATGTGTAGCAATATGCTTAGATCCTACCAATCCTACGATTAGCAAAATAAAGAGGTTTGTATCCAATAAAACCCCTTTCTGCTGCATCTTCTTAAAAAGACTATCCATTTTTATGAATTTTTATAGAATCAACATGTCCTGTGTTTTTATTAATAGTTAATGTCTTGTAAATTCGAGTTTGCGAATTTAAAGCAGCAGCAATAGCCATCAAACCTGCAGTTGAAGTTACGTCATTTGAAGGATCTGCTTGGCGCAAATAACTCAAAGTTATAATCCAGTGCGTATGATCATCCATTTCAACTTCTTCGAGTCGTATTGATTTAGGATGATCACCCGCAAACAAAGTACTTAATGTTTTTTTTGCAGTTTCAATTGCTTCTGGAAGTTCCATAAAATTTCTTCTTAAACTAAAAGTTAAGCTATTTAACAATACTTTAAGCTTTAATACAAAAATCATGAGAATCACCATCTTCAAAACTAAAAAACCAACCACAATATGGCTGGTTTCTTAATCATCAAAATCAAAAATACCACCTTTCGGCTCAGGTCTATCCTCATGTGGCATAAATGCCAATGCATCTACATCTGTGCCAGGCTTACTTTTTGAAGAAACATACACTGCCAACAAACCACCTATCGCCTGCTCCACACGACGGCCCACATTTAATGAGCCGCGCTTGTTTCTATATGCCATCCACATCATCACTTCAGCATAGGTCATATTCCGTTTTGCTTCCGCAATGGTTTTACCACCTATGCCATTAAGGACTAATTCGCACCAGAATTCATCTTCTGGCGAGAGTTCATCTTTCCCTGAGCAAGTCTTAAAGCTAAATCTAGTCCTGTAATCTCATTAAAAACAGATATCGTAAGACTTTGTGTAAAATGATCCTGAACTTGCTCTTTGGTTAGATAGCTTTCACCATTTTCATCGACAAGCGCCAAAGCGATCCATTCCGCAACAACATCCTCACCTTTATTCAGCTTGGCGTAGAGTGGCTCGGTAACTGCATAAGAAAGCTGCTTAATGCGGACATCAGTTGATTCGACCTGACCTGCATGAATAAACTGAACGACCACATCACGGACTTGCCCGACCAACGAACCAAGAGCAATTGCCTTTAAGTCCATTTTTGGCCGCGGCAATTCAACAGCAGTAGTCGGTGTTTGTGGCTGGGCAGTTGCTGTTAATTTCTTGCCATCAACTGCTACTGGTTGTGTTCTTCTTTTCGCCATTATGCAATCACTCGTTTAGTGCGGGTAATACCCGAGTTACGGACCATTGCAAATGTGTAGCTTTCAACAGAATCGACTTCTACATCATTTGGTGCAGTAGGATTAATGTAGGCTTTGAAAGAATTCCAAGCACGTGATGGAGGCAATGTTACAACGCCTGCCGCTACAGTTGGCATATCTGCAGTATGTCCAGAACCAACAAACCACTCCAGCTCTTCACCGCTTTCGGCAATTTCAATTAAACGGTCATGACTGGTATTTTCATCATCATAGTTAATTTCAACCGAACCTTCCCCAGGATCACGCATACCACGTGCATATTTTTTGGAATCTGCATCCAAACAAGTAATGTCAATTTTTCCAAAACTGTCTTGACCATAACCAATTTTTTTTAGACAGATGAATTTAACAACTTCATCATCAATCACAGTAAATAACTGTGTTCCCTGCGTTTTTACAACTGCCATGAGTAGCTACTCCTCTTTTTTCGGGCATAAAAAAACCGCCATTTAAGGCGGTTAATATTGAGATTTTAATTTAAGGCTTATAATCCAAATCAACTTCTGCAGAAGAAACAACATAATTCTTTGGCTCATCAATAGCAGAAACATTTTCCAAAGAAACATAGACTGCTTTCACAGGTAAGCCATGTTCTTTATGAAATTTAGAAATTTCCGTTGCAATCACATCGGCCAGACGTACTTCAAGACCTAGTTTCTTTTCTTCAATTTCATGAAGCAAATTCATGTAATCAGACATAAAAAATTCCTAATTATTTTGGTAAGGACCTACCGATCTAGCCACCAATTCGCATCAAATCCACGCCCAAATACATCAGTATCTGCAATGCGCTCATGATGATTGGGAAGTTCCCCCATGACATAGCAATGCACACCCAAAACCTCTGCAATTAACTTTCGTATATTGCTGGCACGTGTTGCTTGATCATCATACACAACGATTTGAAAGCTTTTGTGGTCAATCTGTGGCTGATCTGCTAACTGATTATCTGGCACTCCACCCACACTGGACCAAACCGCAAAGGGATATGGGGTTTTATCAGGTGCAATATCTTCATAAATACGACTGCCAAGTACTGAAACCACTTCTACACTTTGCTGTAATACAGAGAAAATAGGCAGAATATTCATAACTTAGCCAACTCCTTATCCAGTTCAGCACTAAGATTCTTTGAAAAACTGGATGTCACTTGCTCAATATTGTTTGAAAGTGCAGGACGCATAAAAGGTTGAGCTGCTTGATGGACACTCCCAAATTCAGAAAATCTCCAATCAGTCGTATCACCACCAGGAAGTGCAGCCAATGCAGGTCGGTTAGATCGGCCATTAACAGCCGCACCACCACGAACACCAACACGCATCTTAACAACACTCTTATCTTTGGTTTTTCCACTCGCTATGGAAATATTTTTCCAAATTTTCTCGGCTGTTTCAGGGTTATCGAGCGACTTCGCACCATTCCGTGCAGCATCACGAACAATACGCATGGCTTTACGTGCAGCACGGGTTGCAGCATTACGAATAAGTTTTGGATTTCCCAAACGCTTCATTTTTTCATGGACTTCATCCATACCTTCTATTTCAACTTCCAAACTCATAAGCATTACTCCACAAGTGAAAGCATCAAAGTCATGTATGTATTGCCATCTACATCATCTGGCATGGGTGGCGAGGTAATTTGGTATATCTTGCCTTTAAACTGGACCCGCATTTCTGTCGTAATATCTTCCCGCTTACGTAATTTCAAACGGGCAATCACTTCAGAACCTGCAGCTTTTGCAGCAATCAAATCCTTGCCAGAAAAACCACTCAATTTTCCCCATAGGGTTTTATATGTGACCCAAGCCTTTCCAGTAGAGTTGTTAAATTGGTCCCGTGATTCTGTATATTCCTGCACAGTCACCCGATGGCGTAACTCTCTTGCTAAAGAATTCATAAGCACCTCAATCTAAGCTGCGCATTGGGTCTTTTTCTTCAGCTTCCTCATTCACAATCAAATCAATCAACATACTGTTTTGATCCATGATTTTGGTCATTAATTGATTCTGTGCCGCCATTTGTTGAATTAATTCAACTTGAAGCGAACAACCACAGCCCTGACATGGTTGTTCTGAAGTTTTAGTTTTAGCCACAATTTCCCCTCCCAAATGAGTCCAATATTTATATGACTGGTAAGCCAACTCAATCGCAAGTATTTGAAAAACACCATCACGGTGGATAAACAACCGCTCGCCATGTATAAAAACTAATTTCTTATACTCTGACGAGGTTTTAAGCCATTCAATAAAGTTTTCCATTACACAACCAACGGTATATATATTCCAGATAAAGCAATTCGAATTTGTGGTGGTAAGAATTCACCACTCATCACGCGGTCATTGTCTGTTGTAGGATTTGTAAAATATTCACAAAATAAGATAATAACTAACTGAACTTGCTCATCTTCTTCATTGAAATTACTACCAACCAACTTTCTCACAATACTTGTTGCAGCTAATAGATAGCTCTCCATATGCTCGGCGGCTGCATCATCAGGTTCATACTTAAGCCGCTCGAGCACATCATTCGCTGTTAGAGGCATCATTTTCTCCAGTTGATTTACCAGAACCCGATGCAAATGGGTCATCCTTTGCATCACGCTTTGAAATCGCTTCAAGTGAGTAATTTTGTTGCTGCATATATGGTGTATGTCCACCAGGAACAGGTGCATAGTTGAATACTGCACGTGCTTCATCTGGCGCAAAGATTCCACGCTGTACACCTAACGAATAGAAATTCATTTGAGAAACACTATCCATACGTAACAATGTCGAAAGGTCTAGAAAAACCTCATAGCCTTGTGCTTTCAAATCAAATGCAGCATCAAAACAGTTCTCAATGGCTTCAATTGGACTTTGTAGGCAACTGTTTAAATAGATCCGTTCCATATCTTCAACTTTTTGCCCTGAAGGAATACTGCCAATCCCAATTTTCCATGGCGGCACATTGAGCACGGAACAACAAATTTCTGCCGCCCATTTATGTTGCTCAATCATTTGTGCATCTGCAGCTGGCATGGCCATAGCAATGTATTTCACATCACCACCAAGTACTGCCGTTTTCCCGACATTTTCGCCTGAATAATTACTTTCCCATGCTTCTTTAATTTTCTTGGCATCTTCCTCAGAAATTTTGCCAGGCATAGTTAAAATGCCACTTGGACGACCATTATTTTTAAAGAACTTGGCACCATACTTTTGAATGGCAACACCTTGAGCACCAGATAAGCCACATGCAACAATCGGGCTAATGCCAACCAAAGGGTGATACAAACAATTCCAACGGTCATGAATAATTTCAGAGGCTGGCAAAATAATGGATTCTTGTTGTTTGGCCAGTTTATCTATGCCAATACGGTAGAACACATCACCTTCATCACTTACCAATGGCGTAACATTGTCAGGATTCAGCACAATAAGCTGCTCAATATCACCCTTAAAACTGCGTAGTTTTAAAACATAGGTATTGCCGCGAGTCTCTTTTGAAATCATGTAGTATTCAAGAAACTGCTGCATGGTCTGAAAATGATTGGGCTTTTCAAAGAAAGGAAATCTTTTATCTTCTGTCTTCACCCAAACGCCATTTACTTTTTTTCGAAGCTCCAGAGGCAATTTACCAATATCTTTAGAGATAATTGAAATACAAGCAAATACAGCATGAAATGAAAGCAGGTCTTCTCGATTTAGCTCTATATTTTGCTGCCAAGCCCCCATGAATGGTTCTAGAATTCGCCATCCGCCACCACTATTCACAGGTGACAAGGATTTTCTGCGAAATACATTGCTAAGAAAGCCCATTAAATTCACCCTTTAGTTTTTTTACGACCTTTACTTACAGGACTTTCAGGAATCACTGTTGCTAGAACAATTCCACCAAAATCATCTACAACTGGCGTACCATTCAAATTCAGCGGTAAATCTGCAGCAGCACCTAATTGAATGAGTACTTTTGCCTCATAATCCTGCAAGTCATGTATTGTCCCAGCTTGACCAGAACACAAATCTTTCAAATATATAATTTTCGGCATTTTCTCTACTCAACAAAAAAGCCCCTAAATAAGGGGCTTTTTATGAATGACCAGCGCTAAGATCATGCGTATTTGATATACGCAGCCGCTTTACCACGTGGCTTCCAACGGATATAACGTTCGCCTTTAATTGCAATCAGACCATCCTGATATGTGCTGATCCAGTTAGGCGCTTCTGCAGTACCTAAATTAATGGATGCTTCAGAACTAATTGCAAAATCAACTACGTCATCATCAGCAAGCAAAATTTGACCAGGGAGAACTAATGCAATTATGTCAGCACATGCAGCAGAAATTTCCACAGGTAGAGTAAGCAACTCTTTTAGGCCATTGATATTCATACCTTCAAAATATTTTTTGCCCAAAGCATCACGCAAAGTACTCAAAGTTGCAGCTCGAGTTTCAGACATCACCCAATTCGCACCATCCAATGTTAGTCCAGCATCAGTTACTTGGGTGATTGCCGCTAAAAGATCTGTTTCATAAGCCGCGCCTGTAACCCCACTACTAGCAATTTCAACCAATCCATTCAAAATAGATGCAGGACTATCTTCAGTTTCAGCTTTCGTTGGATCAAAGAACTGCCCATCTACAAAAGTTGCTGTGCCCTTCACCAAATCATCCAAGATCAGACCATCAGCTTTTGGCGTAGATAAACGCACTAATTCATCAGATAGCATGACAATACCCGATGTTTTTGATTTAGTAAGCGTTACGCTACCGTATGTTGAATTAGTGGCTTGTGAACTTTTCTTTTCACCAACCCAACCAACAACAGCAGCACCAGTTTGAGAGGGAATTTTCACATTGAATGGAACCGCACGCATTTTTGCCGCTAATTTGTCTACTGCTGTTTTACCACGAACCAATTCAATGAATTCGTTAGACAAATTCTGATAATCGACAAGAGTAGCTCCAAATGTCGCTTCAGTAGTAGCTCCAATTAATGCTTTCTGTGTTACAGCATTTTTTACAATTTCAGGGGCATTCCATGCATCTAAAACTTGAGATGCTGTTACTGCACCTTTACTAATCGCCGCAACAGCCTGGGCTTTAATCGCAATCGCATAGCCATAACCCTTAGGTAAATTACTTTCAGTTTCAACAACTGTTTTACCCTGAGTTGAAGCCAGTCCTTTTTGAGGAGTATCACCTGCAGCTGGAGTTGAAGTATCACCCCATGCTTTCTGGTTTTCTTCAATATCTTCAAGACGCTTTAAGTTCGCCTTCATCACATCAATTTCAGCTTGAAGCTGCTTAATTTCTGCTTCAGTTTTTTCATCAGGCGTTGCACCTTTAGAAATTGATTCACCAGACTTCACTACAATTTGGTCTTGATGAGATTTAATATTTGCCTTTAATTTTGCAATTTGCTCAGCTAATTTCATACGAGTTTCACTCCAGTTGTGTTTGATGTTTCAGCCAATTTCACAACAATGTGTTTGGACTCAGGCTGAACTGATTTAGGCATTACATGCGGCAAGGATTTCTCTTGCTGCGTAGTATTTTGTTGATTCGGTTGATTGGTTTGGCAGAGTGTCTTAATGCCAGTGATTGTTGCTTCCTGATTCGCAGGAATCGTGACAGCGGATAATTCATACCAATCCCATTTAATGAACTTATATCCCCAAGTACCTTGAATATCAGCGACTTCAAGACCACGAAAACCAATGGAAAGACCACGAACTAGACCAGTTTTAATACTGTCCCACGCTTCTTGCAGGCGTTTCTTAAGGTCCTCTGATTCAACCTCATCAGGCTTCACCAACTGGATAACAACCTTGATACCCGCATCAGTAACTTGAGCCTCAATGACACTGCCTATAGGCTGCCGTTTATCGTGCTGCCATAAAAATGGCACTGGCAATGTGAATTGCGCGCCTTTAGGTTCAACAACATCATCGACACGATCAGGCGTCGGTGTTGTTGCAATACCCTCAAGCTTCCACTCTTCCTCATTGACTGATTTGACTTCGAGTAAGCTGTAAGCAAGCTTCATCGCTTTTCTACTCCTTGGTTTTACTTCGCTTTAAGCCTGCTTTAAGTGCTTCTAACTTTTCACAAGCCAAAAAAAATCGCTCATCAATGTGAGCGATCTCTTTATCTGATTTCCCTGCCGTTGTGCAGGACCCTAAATGATTCAATTCATGCCGCGCATGACTAAGTTCAATTTTAATTCTGTCGTTTCTTATCATACAAAATACACCCCATAGCTTTGTGCTGCTGGCTCTGGATTATGAGACATCAAAGCAACAGCATTAAATGTGGCAATTAATGGGTCAATTTTTCCCTTGCCCGATTCTTGTTTACGGATCGTCATGGCATTGCCTTGATAAACCCCTTTTGCGTTACCGACACACCAGTTCATCATGCGCGATCCAGCATGTAAAAACTTACCTTCCGCAACTTTGCGCTCTGTCGTTTGGACATATCCAGATAGTTGAAAGCCCTGCGGCACGCCAATCAACAGCTCAAAAGGAATCTGCTCCAACAATCCATCTTGAAGTGAAGGCATACCCAATTTATCCAAACCAATTCCAGCTTTCTCAGGAAACTTCCCAGCATCATAAATACGTCGGCAAATTTGTGCAGCTTGCCGCACATCATCACCAACATTTTTCACAATGACCAAATCACCTTCTTTCTCAAAGTCCTTATAAGCAGGAGCATTTTCTTGACGACGCTCCAAGGCAATCGGGTGAACCCAAGCACGATTCCAACAGTACCAAATTGAGCGATCATTTTTGTCTCGCCCAATAATCGACATCCCAAACATATCGTCTAGACCACCACCATCGAATCCAGCTGTGCAAATTTCGCTTAGGTCCAAAATAGACTCTACAAATAGCTTGTCTTTGTACGCAGAAAGCAACCAGAAGTCTGCACCTGCCCAACGATCTGCACGCTTATTCATGCCAATTTCGACATTCAAATATTTCGCTAGGAAAATTTGGACTGAATCAGCACCACTTTCTTTTGCTTGCTCATATTTATTCAATAAATATCGGATATGTGTTGAACGCCCTAAGTTTGGATTAGTCACATAGAAATAATCTGGGTTTAAATAACTTTCATCATCAATCATGCTTTGTGGAAATTCATACAACAACGGCAAAAATGAAGGATTATCAATTTCCCCATCACGCACCTTGCGGGCATAATCTAATTTCTTTTTGAAAATCCCCGCTGGAGGCTTATCTGATTGAGTTGATAGCCAAATCAGAAAACCCTCAGGAAACGAAGCCATACCACCAGTAGCTTCCTCAAGCATGGATTCAGCATTGGCCCGTTCACCAAAAATCCAAAGCTCATCTACAAGAATATATGCCCCTTTTTTACCACCAACTGAACCTGTATCCGCAGCAACAACAGCTAAAGTTGCCTTAGTTTTCCGATGAGTAACAGTCCGAGTATGCTCAGATACACTGAACAATGCGTTCAACTTCGGATCTTCCCGAATCATGTCTCGGATTGGTTTAAAGGAGTTATCAGCAACTTCCTTTGTAGGTGCTAAAATAATAAATTCTGCAGAATGACGATCATTCAGAATAATTGCCGTCAACATAATGCCAGCAGCAATTGTTGATTTCGTATTCTTCTTACTAATCAGCAAAAAGAATTCGTTAATTAATCGCTCATTCTTTTCATAGTCATAAGCGCCAAAAATTACGCCTACAAATTCAAATACCCACTCACCAGTAACTTCACCAACCTTTGGCTTTCCCGCTACATCCACCAGCGTCAGTTTTTTGAATACTTTCAAAGCCATTTCGGCTTCATCTGGATATAACGGCTTGCAGGCAATCAAAGATTCTTTCGCCAAGATCTTCTTTTCCCAATCTGGGCAAGCAGTTGTCCAAATTGGGGACATTGAAGACATATCAACTCACTCTGTGCTGACCTCGCGCTGATCTCTGATTTGCAGCAGTTGCGAAGTCGTCATCATTTTCTGAAACATCACCAGCAGCAGCATCACGGCCTTGCTTCACACCCATTTCACCAACTTTGCCAAACTCATAAGGCAGAGCTGCTTTTGCCGCTTCAATACGAACTTTCCGCTCTAATCGCGGGTTTTTATAAATAGATCGCAAAAACTCTAAGGAATTGGTTACACTCTCCATCTCTTTAGCGTCAGCTTGAATAGCTGCTTCGCCTAAAGGCATAGATTCAAAAGCCTCCGCCCCCTCTCCCCCTTGTTTTAAAAGGCTGTCCAGATAGGCTTTGACCTCGGGATTCTGCATTAATTGGCTGCCTTTCGCCCCAGCAGACTTTTCTGAATAGCCAGCCAGAATCGCAGCCTGTTTATTTGACACTTGGCGGCCATCTTCACCAGTTTTCAACTTTGCATGGGCGAATTTTTTCATTTGTTCAGTCAAAGCCATATTTTTACCTTCAAGTCTGAATATTTTGAAAAATTAACCTAAATTTATGATTTTGAATAAAAAGTTTATTTACTTTTGCTCAAATCAGGAATTTTTTTATAAATGTGCAAGAACCTGTGAAGCAAAATCAGGGTCATTAC